TTTTGATTTAAAATCGCAGAAAGGACGGTACTACCAGAACGAGGTAGTCCTGCCATAAAATAATAAGTTTTCATAAATTAATTCCTATCAAACTGCAGTAGTTGTAAGTGTACCATCAGTATTTACACTCAATCTCCAAGCAACTCCGTTGGGATCAGTAAGTATAACACCCTGTGAGGTATTAACACCAACTTTAACATCACCCCCAACTTGAAGTTTCGTTGTTGGATTTGTGGTGCCTATGCCAACATTGAAGTTTTCATTACCCACAATCCAATACTTAGATGGGTTAGCATCAGTTCTTACACCTACTGCAAACTGAATGTCTTTATCGGTGTCTGGGGAATCAAAGAGATTATCTGTGTCAAAACCATAACCAAAAATAATTTTATTGGATGCTGTTGTAGAAACACCAGTATAAGAACCAAAGAAGATATTATTACTTCCAGCAGTGTTGTAGTATCCTGCATATGAACCCATGAAGTTATTTTCACTTCCAGTTGTGTTATAATATCCTGCTTGATAACCAAAGAAGTTATTATAATTTCCAGTGTTATTTAACCCTGCTTCTTGTCCAAAGAAGTTATTATAACTTCCAGTGGCGTTTTCGCCTCCTGCATTATAACCAAGGAAGTTATTATAACTTCCAGTGGTGTTTTTACGTCCTGCATAATCACCAAAGAAGTTATTATCAGTTCCAGTGGTATTATATTCTCCTGCATAATGACCAAGGAAGTTATTATATTGTCCAGTGGTGTTATAACGTCCTGCTAGAATACCAAAGAAGTTATTATAATATCCAGAGGTGGTAGAATTACCAGCACCAATACCCATAAAGATGTTGTCATATCCAGTGGTTAAATTAGCACCAGTAGTATTATCACCAATTCTTATGTTGGTTCTTGTTTGACCAAAATCAATAAAGGTTCCAAATCCTAAGACACCATCAATTTGAAGTTTCGTTGTTGGATTTGTGGTGCCTATGCCAACATTGAAGTTTTCATTACCCACAATCCAATAGTTAGATGGGTTATTATCAGTTCTTACACCTACTGCGAATTGAGTATCTTTAGTGGTGTCTGGTGCATCAAATATATTACTGCCATTAAAACCTCTACCAAAAATAATTTTATTGGATGCTGTTGTAGAAACACCAGTATAAGAACCAAAGAAGTTATTATTACTTCCAGTTGTGTTGCGATATCCTGCCTGTTCTCCCAAGAAGTTATTACCATTTCCAGTGGTGTTATAACGTCCTGCAAAAGGTCCAATGAAGTTATTGCAATTTCCAGTGGTGTTGTTGAATCCTGCACTAGAACCTAAGAAGTTATTATTGCGTCCAGTAGTGTTGAGATATCCTGCATAAACACCAAAGAAGTTATTATAAAGTCCACTGGTATTGCGATATCCTGCATTAACACCAAAGAAGTTATTACTACCTCCAGTAGTGTTGGATCGTCCTGCATAACGACCTAAAAAGTTATTATTACTTCCAGTTGTGTTGTATGCCCCTGCTTCTTGTCCAAAGAAGTTATTATGATTTCCAGTTGTGGTAGAATTACCAGCACCAATACCTATAAAGATGTTAGCACTACCAGAAGTTATATTAGCACCAGTAGTATTATCACCAATTCTTATGTTTGTATCATTAAATCCAATGACTCCTCCAACTTGTAGTTTCGTTTGTGGATTTGTGGTCCCCACTCCAACATTAGAAGATGTGTTAATTCCTGCTCCTGTTGATTCCCAGTAGGATTCCCCACCTCCACCTCCACCACCGATAATAGTGCCACCAGCAGTGGAACCATCTGATAGTTTGAGGGAGGCAACACTGGGGTTATAGAATACTTCTCCTTCATTTCCAACAAAGGCATCAGGGTCAGTTGCTCCAAGTTTTTCTACAAGAAGTCTATAAGTAGTGTTGGTTGATAAAGGCATTTTATTTTATACAGACTTTTTATGTATTTATTAAAAAAAGCGTCCCCTTGCTGGAGACGCTTCTTGAGTGCTTGGCGACGTGCCTTTGCTTGTCGGAGTGCTTGCGGTTTCAGTTTCCGCTTCTGCTCCTTCTTGGAATGGTGCTGCCAGTTTGGAAGTTTCATTAGTCTTGTGCTTGTGAGGACATCATACGGGAAAAACCCTTGACTTTCTCAAAACGGAGGACACTTTCAAATTTGTCATGCATATCCTGTTTGTGAGAGATGACAAAGATATTAGCATCCTTAATGACATAACGGATAATTTTTAGGAACTCATCGGTACCGAAACCATCAAGGGAGGAATCAAATACCTCATCCATAATCAGCAGATTTGTATTGGCAGAATTTTTGACTCTCGCTACCTCACGCCAGGTGAAGAGTAGGGATAGGTCGATTCTCATTTTCTCACCCTCACTAAAAGAAGAATATGAAAAATCTTCGTGAATGGGTGATTTGACTGTTTCGTTAAACTCTTCATCAAGATGGAAATTAATATAAAAGTCCATCATTTGAAGATAACGATTGACCTGCTGATTTATGAACGGAAGATACTTCTTAATGATCTTCGTCTTTACACCATCATCCTTAAGTAAGGAATAGGCAAAATCGTGATAAACGATTTCTTGTTTTCTGTCTGAAAGGTCTTCGATTGTTTTTTGGAGATTTTCTCTAAATTCTTCTAGCTTCTCATGTTCAGAATTTCGGTTTGCAAGGTTCTCGGTAAGAGTTTGAATTTCATGCTCAAGATCTCTGATTTGTCTCTGGTTGAGGCTAATCCGAGTATTGTTTTGAGAAATGCCATGCGTTAAGTTTGTGATCTCCTGGGAAAGTGCGGTGAATTGACGCTCTCTCTCTTGTTCGAACTTGATAGTGTTTTCGAGTTCTTCGTAACCTTCCTTTAGTTCCTTTGCCTTATTTTGAGCGTCTGTAATTCTATTTAACCGAAACTCTTCCTCAATACTTTGAGTGCAAGTAGGGCATACCGTATTTTCAGTAAAAAACTTATGTTCTTTGGTAATTGTGCTTACTTTCTGAGAGATTTTACCTTTAAGATTGTTAAGCTTTACTAACTTCTTACCAGCATCCGTAAGTTCTTCCTGTTCCTTAGTGAACTTATGAATCTCCTCTTCCGTCCTGGCATTCTCTTCCATATAAACACCAACTTCTTTGTCTAAGTTGGCAATCTTTTCTTTGTTGGTATTAATATTGGCATTACCACGATTCTCAAGTTCTTCGATGAAGTCTTTTTGCATCTTCATCTTATCCTTAAGAGTTTCTTTCTTCAAATCAAGAGACTTAACTTGAGACTTCTTGTCTTTGATATTATCCTTGAGAATATTATTCATCGCGGAGAAGATACGTATATCCAGCAGGTCTTCAATAACCTCACGGCGGTTAGAAGAAGTCAACTGCATGAACGGCACAAAGGTGCTGCTACCCAAGATGACAATCTGGGTGAAAGACTTATAGTTTAGTTTGAGAATATTCTCTTCAAGAATACGTTGCATCGCACGGTCATCTGCTTCACGATGCAATGGAGTACCATTAACTACAATATCAAACACAGAAGGTTTGATACCGCGACGCACAAGATACTGACGGGTATTGATAGTAAACTCGATCTCAACAACACACTCACGCTCATTGGTGGTGTTGATAAGTTGTGGTTTATTAATCTTACGGTATGGTTTATTGAACAGTGCAAAGGTAAGTGCATCCAAAATAGTGGACTTACCAGCACCATTAGTTCCCACAACAAGATTAGTTCTATGTTGGTTTAATTCTACTTCAGTAAATTGGTTTCCAGTAGAAAGGAAATTTTTCCATCTAATCTTTTGAAAGGTAATCATTGATATAAAGAATCATAATGTAAACTATAGTGGAGGTGGAACTACTATATCATCCGATGTCACTACTGCATATTTGTAATTATAATGCTTACACGTTTTTATTGCAAGTTCATCATCAACTTCAACAACATCCATTTCTTGATCTACATCCATTTCAGATAACATCATTGCATATCTGGTTGCATCATCTTCTTCCTCAAATAGAAAAAGTACTTTGTCCCCAACACCATCTTTAACAGCGTAAGCACCTTCCTCTTTTCTATCTTTAACGGCAAGAAGAAACATTACTCAACCTCACACGCTTGCGAATATATTTTTTGCAGAATTCCTTTAACGATAGACTTATCACATTCCATTTCTGCTTCATCAATATATCTATTCAGAATAGAAATTGTATTTTCACTTTCATCAACTTCGAAGTCTTCACCTGCTTGTATCTCAAAGTTTTCAACAATCTTGAGTTCTTGAATACCAGCGGAGTAGAGTTTATCAATGAACTTTTCAAAGTCTTTTGGACTACTCTTCTTCTTGACAATGACTTTGACTATCTTACCTTGATACTCACGAGCATCAAAGAGTTTGTAGTTGTTGTCTTCATAGTAGATGTTGTAGAAGATACGATATGGATTATTAACTGGGGTATGTTCTAGAGTTTCCGTATCGAAGATGTGAAAACCACGAGGGTCATTCACATCGTTCCAAAACATTTCATAGGGGTTACCTAGATAGAAGATTTTTCCGTTATCCGATCGAGTGTGATAGTGTCCCGAGAAGACATGACTGAACTTCTCAAATAGTTCGCAGTCCATACCGTCTTCCATGACGTGCCCACGATGAGCTCTGAATCCGTTGAGTTCCAAGTGCCCCATCGCACACTTGCTACGTGAAGCTTTAATAGATTGGACAGTACTTTCAAAATTTTCATTATTGATCCAAGGAATAAAAAGTGCATTTAAGTTACCGAGTTTGACTTCTGTTACCTCAGGATAGACGATAACATTGTCATACTGTTTAAGAAGAAGACCAACAGAGTTGACTGAATTTGTATTTTTGTAGTAAGCAGTATGGTTGCCCACGATAGTGTGGACAGTAATACCCATATCTCTTAAGCGGTCATAATAGTTTTCTTTCGCCCACTCCAGTGCCCAAAGGTCAATAGACCTTCGGTTATCGAAGGTATCTCCCATATCTACAACAACCTTAATGTTGTGCTCCTCAAGATATGGGAAGAAGATATCGTCGTAAAATCTTTTAAAGTGGTCGTGAAGGAATTTCGAAGACTTACGGGCACCGAAGTGCTGATCCGTGATAATAGCAACCTTCATCGATTTTTGTAAGTGATAGCGTCCTTAATGCTATTATAGTCTGAACTATGCCCAGAAAGCAAGCTGTCGTCAACCATCATAACTTCATCGAAACCAGTGCGTTCGATAATCTTGGTCTTGATTTCCAGTTGCTTCTTCTCTTTCTGAATACGCCTCAGGAAGGCGTAGTGAATAATCTGAGTAAAGTATGCAAATGGATTCTTGGACTTCTCAGGGTCGAAGTTATGGATATACTGGACACAATTCTCAATGCCGTCAGAAATCATATCATCTCTGAACATATAGTTTACAAAGTTGGGTTTATATGATAAGTGAGTAGCGATCTTTAAAAAACATTCCCCAAGATAATTTGTAATTGGGGGTTTTCCCTCCCAATGTTTCGACCTATCTTGTTTAGTGGGTTCTTTATCAAACTTTTCGATAAAACTTTTTTCAACTTTGTATCTGTAAACAACCAGTGCTTCTAAAAATTCTTTATTGTTTACATAATGTTCTGATTTTTTCTTGGACACATTTTTTCTCCATTGTCTTAGAAATAGATTTATGTTTATTATAACATATTTTTATTACTTGACAAAATGATAAAATGTCTGTAGACTACCTTTGTTAGGGTTGAAGAGACAGCTTTAGCTTTCTTTAGTATCTTTAAGATTATACAGATTCTCTAGAGTTTTTCTAGCTTCCTCTACCGAAGAAACATATCCCATGGTATCAGTTAATTGAACTTTACCATCAGAATCCATCGGTACTTCTTGATCTTCTTTCAAATATCTGTCGTAGAAAAATATTATTTCTTTATCTTTTACTTCAGTCATAGTTATAACTTTATCTAAACGAATGATGTAGATATCATCGTTAGATAATTCCATCCATGGTTTTACTTTTATAAATTGACCTGCACTATGAGTAATAATTTTCATTATAACTGGATTCTGTAATATAAGAATTGGTTCTCCATCATGTTCATCGGTAGAGACCAATGCAAAGATTTCTTCCCCAGTTATAAGTTTTATAGTGCTATAGAATTCATCTCCCATTAGTTTTTAAGCGGTATGTTTACAATATCGTAATTAAAATTCTCTTCGTTATAAACTTTGATTCTTTCGATTAGGTGATTAAGGGTATAATTTCTCCTAGACTTGTAGGAAATGTCGTCAGCAATATCATATAAAGTTGCTTTTGTTTTGTTATTGCCTTTTCTGAGGACTCTTCCAATACTTTGCAGATTTCTAATTCTGGACTTTGAAGGAGAAGCAAAAATAACATTGTGGAGATTTTTAATGTTAATACCAGTAGAGAATGTGCCGTATGAAGCGACGATAATCGCGTTGTTTTCTCTTTCTGTAA